TAAAAGATGAAGCAGCCGCAGTATAAATACAACGAGGGAGAAGCCCTTAAAGAAATCAAAGACTATATTGATGCGACTTATAGTCAGCATTATTCACAAAACAAATATCAAGCAACCGAGTTCATCATTGATGGCGGACACGGTGAGGGTTTTTGTATTGGAAATGTCTTAAAGTATGCCCAACGGTACGGCAATAAAGGAACCGAAGCAGATTGGCGAAAGGACTTGTTGAAGGTTATCCACTACGGTATAATTGCACTCCATGTTCATGAAGTCAATAAGAAAAATCTTATAAATAGTGGTATTAAGTAATTTATAACCTAATCGGAGATTAAAAATGGCTCATGTAGTAACCTACAAATATACCCGCCCTACTGTATTGGTTGACTTTCCAACCGCTACGGCTGAACAAGCGGATTGGGATATCGAAAGACGCTCCCTAATGACAACGCACGGAATTGATCTAACTTACAATGTGAATGTAGACGGAACCGTTGCAGAAGCAGTCCTCACCGCAGAAAATCAGGAAACTTTTCAAACATACCTGGCTGCTATTGAGGCAAATGGCGGTAAAGAAATTTTACAAGACATTAAACAGCGTGGCGAATCTGACGGTGTCACTATTGAAATTTTTGTGAACGGTGTAGAGCACACACCCTAATTAAAACGGTACAACTCGTACTTGACATTTATCATGAAAGTCCGTATAATACACGGACATAAAACAATTGGAGTATATTATGAAAATATCGAAATCAACTCTTGACGTTCTCAAGAATTTCGCAACCGTCAATTCTAATATTTTAGTTCGACAAGGAAATGTTCTTTCTACTATCAGTACTGGAAAGAACATCTTTGCTCGGGCAGAAGTATCAGAAACTTTTGACAAAGAGTTTGCAATCTATGATCTAAATGGATTGTTGGCTCTCTTAACTCTCATGGAAGATCAAGAAGTATCTTTTGGAGACGAATCCATTACAGTATCTAAGGGTAGCTCAAAGTTTGAATACTTTTATGCAGACCCTAACATTATTGTATCCGCCCCTGATAAACAAATTGAAGTAGACGACTTCTACAGTTTCGACTTGTCTGCAGATGACTTGGGTATGATTATGAAAGCAGCCGCAATTACTGGAGCGCCTATGCTCTCGGTTGTAGCGAAAGATGGTAAGGTAACACTTACTGTAGGCGACCCTAGCACTCCTAAATCGAATAGCTTCAAGCAAGTTATTGGAGACGCTGGTGTCGAATTTGATTGTAGACTACAGATTGAGAACTTGAAAGTTGTCCCTGGAGCCTATAAAGTAACATTATCTCAGAAGAAATTCATGTTCCTTCAATCCACTAGTAGCGATTTAAAATACTGGTTGGCTTTGGAACGTTCTTCAGAGATCTAATATAGGAGTATATTATGGAAAACGACAAAATGACTTTTGTTTTAAGGCAGGCCTCAAACGGGTGGATTCTTGAAGTAGATAAAAATGGCGAGAATGTTGAATACATTTTTAACAGAGACGGCGCCGCATTATCTATGATGAGGAAAATCCTTAAAGGCGAATTAGATCCATTTGAAGAAGGTGACGAATAATGTTTTTCTCATCCGCAGTTCCTACCGTTGAATGGCAAACTAGAGTTGACAATGAATGGCAAACTCTGAGGAGTGAAGATGTATTTTCAGGCAAGCGAGTAGTTTTATTCGCATTGCCAGGTGCCTTTACTCCTACGTGTTCTAACTTCCAACTCCCAGGGTTTGATCTTCGTTATAACGAGTTCATTGAGAATGGCATTGATGAAGTTTATTGCTTATCTGTAAATGATTCGTTCGTAATGAACGCATGGTTCGAAAGTCTAGACATTAAAAATGTTAAGGCAATTCCAGATGGTTCTGTAGCTTTTACTAATCGTCTAGGTATGTCTGTAGCAAAGGATCATGTAACATTTGGACTACGCTCTTGGAGATACGCTATGGTTGTAAACGATGGCGAGATTGAACAAGGGTTTATTGAGAAAGGATTCGGACACAATACAGCCGACGATCCTTATGAAATCTCTACCCCTGAAAATGTGTTGGCCTTCCTCAGAGGCGATGACTTTATCACAGGCGACGACGAAGCCACAGTAGAGCCTGAGGGAAAACATATCGATCTAGTCTTAGATGACAGCGCCGATATTAAAGAACGTTTCGGTTCTTAAATTATTTATTATATTATGGTTAAGGTGAGTTATGGAAAATGTGCAAGAAAAATTCTTATGGGTGGAAAAGTATCGTCCGAGAACAATTGAAGAATGTGTTCTCCCCGAGGACACAAAAAATACTTTTTCGCAGTTCTTAAAACAAGGAGAAGTTCCTAACCTGTTACTATGCGGAACAGCAGGTACAGGTAAGACTACAGTAGCTAGAGCCCTGTGTGAAGAACTTGGTGCGGACTACATTATTATTAATGGTTCGGACGAGGGTCGTCAGATTGATACACTTAGGACTAAAATTAAACAGTTCGCGAGTGCAGTTAGTTTCGAGGGTAAGACTAAGGTAGTAATAATTGACGAAGCAGACTACTTGAATAAAGATTCAGTACAGCCTGCCTTACGTGCTTTTATTGAAACATTCTCTGAGAATTGTAGGTTCATTTTTACTTGTAACTACAAGAACCGAATTATCTCTCCCTTACATTCTAGGACAACGGTTATTGAATTTAAAACTGGCAATGGTAACAAACCAAAGCTAGCAGCAAAGTTCATGGATCGTATGAAAGTTATCCTAAACAATGAGGGTGTAGAGTTTAAGGAAAACGTCTTAGCAGAACTTCTAATTAAATACTTCCCAGACTATCGCCGTGTTATTAATGAACTACAGCGATACTCTGTGGCAGGTATAATCGACGAAGGTATCCTCAGCAACATTGCAGAAGTAAACACTAAGGAGTTGATTAACTCTTTACGTGGCAAAGATTGGAAGAAGATGCGACAGTGGGTTGCTAACAATGTGGACACAGATCCACAAGGAATTTTCCGTTACATCTTTGACTCATTACTTCCTGAGATTAAATCCGTTCCTCAAATGGTTTTGCTCATTGCAGACTATCAGTACAAGGCGGCGTTTGTAGCAGACCAAGAGATTAATCTCACAGCCTGCTTAACAGAAATCATGGCAAATGTAGAATTTAAATAATGAAAGAGTTTCACGATTTAACTGATGTTCAAGGTATCAAGGACGCTCTTCTTAACGATCTTGTAGTCGTAATTCGCAATCAGAATTTGACCCAGGAAGAAGAGATAGAGTTTTGTCAGTCGATAGGAAAGTGCCAGTATCTGAAGCATGAAAGAACAAAGCACATTGCTATAGGTGATCACATCCTTAGAGTTACGGGCGAAAAGAATGAACACGGCGAAGAAGGCTTGTTCGGACATACTTCTTCATTGGATTGGCATGCCAACCAAGCATCTAACCCTGATAGGAGCCCTCTCATTTGGCTGTACTCAGTGAAAGGTTCAGAAGGAAGTAGAACCAGCTGGATTGATATGGCACACGCATACAGAGAACTGCCTGACGATTTGAAAGAAGAGATACAAGACATTGAGATAACACTAGGCTACAAGAAAGGTTCTTATAGCGATAGTAGTTTCTTTG